GCTTTTGGCTTGTTATTGGTCATATTGTCATTTTAATTAGAAGATATAAAGAGAATATATGTATAAATGTAAAGAATAGCTTTGCAGTGACCAGCATACGAATAAAATTGCCATGACAATATGACAATATGACCAATTTTTCACGCCCCGTGTATTTTGCAGAAAGCACAAAAACATGGAATTAAAACTAAATGACAATATGACCAATAAAATCTAAATGACAATATTGCCAATAAATTCTAAATGACAATATGACCAATAACTGCTGCCTGGCTAAAAACTGAATGGCAATATGGCAATGTGACAATGTGATCATTCGATCAATTGATCGTACGCTGCCAGCACAATTCTAAATGCGAATCGCTCTCATTCTCATTCTAAATCTAAATGATAATCATTCTCATGCAGAAAGCTGTTTGCATTTTGCTGGGGGGGGGTAGGGCCTTGGGGTGACAGGTCACGGTGACGATGGTGTCAGAAGAAATTTTTTATTTTTAATGAAAATCCGTATATACAATCTATATACAAAAGCAGACTATTTATACATATACACAATGACGTGTATAAATCTAACCAGGAGATACATCATGTGGACAAAACCAGCAGCAACTGAAATGCGTTTCGGCTTCGAAGTGACAATGTACGTAATGAACAAGTAATACTCACGGGGGCGAAAGCCCCCACCCCTCTTGACAATCCGCAAAATTCAAACTACCATGCGAGCATGACATTCCTCTCGATACCTTTTTCGCCACGCGAGTTGAAGGCAACTGAGTCTCGCTTACAGGCTATTTACGATGCAGCAAAGCTTGGGTTGAAGAACGACTCTCTGGCGTTAGCTGCAGGGATGATGCCGTCCGAGTATCGGCAACTCTGCCAGGTAGACCCTGTTGCAGAGATGGCAGCACAAAAAGGTAAGGCTGATGGCGAGAAAGAGATGGCGCAACATCTAGTGGCGGCAGCCCGTGAAGGCGACGCTAAGTCAGCTCTCGCTGTGCTACAGCATGTACACGGCTGGACAGCCAAGACTGAGATCACCGTGGATGTGTACCAGAAAATTAGTATTACTCAAGCTTTGCAAGAAGCTCAATCGCGTGTTATTGAAGGCACCGTCGTAGACAACGAATAATGCAATTACCTATATATAGCTCGGATGAAGAACAGTTATTAATGTCACGTCTGTGGGACCCGCGTGTTGCGGACGACCCTGAAGCGTTCGTGCTGTTCGCGTTTCCGTGGGGGCAAGCCAACACGCCGTTAGCAAAGTTCAGGGGGCCAAGACAATGGCAACGCGACGTGCTAAGAACAATCGGCAAGCACATCAAGGATAACCGCGGTCAAGTCGACATGACAACGCTACGTGAGGCAGTCAGCTCAGGGCGGGGGATCGGTAAGTCGGCGTTAGTCAGTTGGCTAATCTTGTGGATGTTAACGACACGCATTGGTTCTAGTGTAGTGGTGTCGGCTAACAGCGAGTCGCAGTTAAGGTCCGTCACATGGGGCGAGCTGACTAAGTGGCAGGCCATGATCATCAACGCGCATTGGTGGGAGATCAGCGCAACTAAGCTCGTGCCAGCCAAGTGGGTGTGTGAGCTAGTCGAGCGCGACCTCAAGAAGGGGACGCGGTACTGGGCGGCTGAAGGTAAGCTGTGGAGTGAAGAGAACCCAGACAGCTACGCGGGTGTGCATAACCACGACGGCATGATGTTAATATTTGATGAAGCGAGTGGCATACCTGACGGCATTTGGTCCGTGGGGGCAGGCTTCTTTACGGAGAACATATTAGATCGGTACTGGTTCGCGTTCAGCAACCCGCGCCGTAACCAAGGCTACTTCTTTGAGTGTTTCAACTCTAAGCGTGACTTTTGGCATGGGAGACAAATAGATGCACGACAGGTCGAGGATACAGATAAAGCGGTTTACGAACAGATTATTGCCGAGTATGGTGAAGAGTCGTCACAGGCGCGGGTCGAGGTTTATGGTGAGTTTCCATCAGCAGGTGAAGATCAGTTTATCAGCCCGACACTCGTCGAGGACGCATTTAAACGTGAGAGATATAAGGATACGTCTGCACCTATCGTTATCGGCGTTGATCCAGCACGCGGGGGCGCGGATAGCACGGTCATCCTTGTGCGTCAAGGGCGTGACATCATTAGCATCAAGCGGTACCAAGGCGAGGACACGATGTCTATCGTAGGGCGTGTCATCGAGGCAATAGAAGAGTTCAAGCCTGTGATGACAGTCATTGACGAAGGTGGCCTGGGGTATGGCATATTAGATCGGCTAACCGAGCAACGCTACAAGGTCAGAGGCGTGAACTTTGGGTCACGCGCTAAGAACAGCATCATGTGGGGCAACAAGCGAGCAGAGATGTGGGGCGCCATGCGCGAGTGGCTCAAGACAGCGAGCATACCAGAGGATAGAAAACTAAAGTCAGACCTGACAGGCCCGATGAAGAAGCCAAACAGTAGTGGTACGATCTTCTTAGAAGGTAAGAAAGAGATGAAGGCAAGAGGCATGGCAAGTCCTGATGCAGCGGATGCGCTATGCGTAACTTTTGCATTTCCCGTAGCGCATCGTGAGTATGTTGACAAAGGCATAAAAAAGTCGTATGCTAACGGTGGCGGTATATCTAGTTCATGGATGGGAAGCTAAAATGGCAACAAAAAAAGCACATGACAAACCTATTGCGCGTACTACTAAAGGTAAAGACGCAAACTACAAGCCTACAGAGCAAGGCGCAGGCATGACAGCTAAAGGTCGTGCAGAGTATAACGCCAAGAACAATAGTAACTTAAAAGCACCAGCACCAAACCCAAAGACAAAAGCAGACGAAGACCGTAAAGCATCGTTCTGTGCTAGAATGGGTGGCGTAGTAAAAAATGCTAAAGGTGAAGCACCTAGAGCAAAAGCAGCACTTAAAAAATGGAAATGTTAAGGACATTATTATGGCAGCTAAACCAGGTCTATACGCAAATATTCACGCAAAGCAAGAACGCATTAAAGCAGGTTCAGGTGAAAAGATGAGAAAGCCTGGTGCTAAAGGCGCACCAACAGCTAAAGACTTTAAAGAGTCAGCTAAGACAGCTAAGAAAGGTAAGTAAAATGCCGTTAAAAAAATCACCAAGCAAAAGTGCGTTTCGTGAAAACGTCAAAGCAGAAATTAAAGCAGGCAAACCTATTAAGCAAAGCGTTGCTATTGCGTACTCAGCAAAAAGAGAAGCTACTAAAAAAGGTAACAAATGAGACTTAAACCATTAAGCGACTGCATCGTAGTAGAGCAAGACGAAGAAGTAGTAAGCAGTATTATTTTTGTACCAGGTGCTAAGAAGTTGTTTAGCGGATACGTACGCGCAATCGGCCCAGGGAAGAAACTAGAGAATGGAAACTTATCAAATATGGATGTTCAAGTTGGGGATCATATTATGTTTGGTGAGTACACAGGTCAAACGACGACTATCGACGGTAAAGATTACCTAATGATGCGTAACACGGAAGTGATTGGACTGATAAATGAGTGATGAAATGGTAACCGTCGGTGTTGTCGCTAATGGCGGCAACAAGAAAAGCGATCCAAGGGATATGTTGGCTACAATGCGTAGCCGTTTTTCTATGGCGGTTTCTGCTTACTCAGAGTCAAGAGAAGATGAGCTTGACGATTTACGTTTTGAAGCGGGTTCGCCTGACAACCAATGGCAATGGCCTGCGGATGTGTTGGCAACACGCGGTTCAGTACAAGGCCAAACGATTAATGCTAGACCTTGCTTAACAATCAACAAGTTACCGCAACACGTTCATCAAGTTACTAATGAACAACGCCAAAACCGACCTTCGGTGAAGGTAATTCCTGTGGATGATAATGCTGACGTAGAGGTCGCAGAGATATTCGAGGGCGTGATTAGGCATATTGAATATATCTCAGATGCAGATGTCGCATACGACACCGCATGTGAGAATCAGGTCACCTATGGTGAAGGTTACATCCGTGTACTAACTAAATATTGCGACGACAATACATTTGATCAAGACATCTACATTGGTCGCATCCGCAATTCCTTTAGCGTGTACATGGACCCTACAATCCAAGACCCAACTGGCGCTGATGCTGAATGGTGTTTTATTACAGAGGATATGACAAAAGCTGAATACGAGCGTCAATTCCCTGATGCTGCGCCAATATCATCCATTATGCAACAAGGTGTAGGCGATTCTTCACTAAGCCAATGGTTAACAGAAGATACAGTTCGTATTGCAGAGTATTTTTACATAGATCACACACCTTCTAAGCTAAATCTATACCGTGGCAACATCTCAGTAGTAGAAAATAGCCCTGAAGATAAGCAAATGAAAGAGATGGGTCAAAAACCTATCAAGTCACGTACTGCTGACGTTAAAAAAGTCAAGTGGTTAAAGACAAACGGCTTTGAAATCTTACAAGAACAAGAGTGGGCAGGTTGCTATATCCCTGTCGTGCGTGTAGTAGGTAACGAGTATGAAGTAGATGGACGATTGTACGTGTCTGGCCTTATACGTAATGCAAAAGATGCACAACGTATGTACAACTACTGGGTTTCACAAGAAGCTGAGATGTTGGCATTGGCGCCAAAAGCACCATTTATCGGTTACGGCGGTCAATTTGAAGGCTACGAGACTCAATGGAAAACTGCAAACACGACAAATTGGCCTTATTTAGAGGTTAACCCTGACGCAACAGATGGCGCAGGTAGCGTTTTACCTTTACCGCAACGCGCGCAACCACCAATGGCATCTAGCGGTCTGTTACAAGCAAAAGCAGGTGCTTCAGACGATATTAAGTCATCTACAGGTCAATATGACTCTAGTTTAGGTGCAACGAGTAACGAACGCTCAGGAAAAGCAATTTTAGCAAGAGAAAAACAAGGCGATACGGGTACTTACCACTATATTGACAATTTAGCACGTGCTATTCGCCATATTGGGCGTCAATTAGTGGATTTAATCCCAAAAATCTACGATACAGAGCGTGTAGCACGTATTATTGGCATTGATGGCGAAGTAAAATCAGCAAAAATTAACCCTGATCAGCCTGAACCAATCAAGAAAATAGTGAACGAATCAGGCATTGTAGTTGAAAAAATCTACAATCCTAGCGTCGGTAAGTACGACATTGCGGTGTCTACAGGCCCAAGTTACATGACAAAACGTCAAGAATCACTAGATGCGATGAGCCAACTATTGCAAGGCAACCCACAATTGTGGCAAGTGGCTGGCGATTTGTTTGTTAAGAACATGGATTGGCCTGGCGCACAAGAGATGGCTAAACGTTTTGCTAAAACGATTGATCCTAAGTTATTAAATGACGCAGATGAGGACCCAGCATTAGCGGCAGCAAATCAACAGTTAGAAGCGATGGGTCAAGAGCTAGATCAACTACATGGCATGTTGCAAAACGTTAGCAAGTCTATGGAAGCGCAAGATTTGGCAATTAAAGAGCAAGAAGCTAACATTAAAGCTTACGATGCTGAAACTAAACGTATTAGCGCAGTCCAAGCGTCTATGTCAGCAGAACAAATACAAGACATTGTAATGGGTACCGTAAATGGCATGTTAGATAGCGGTGATTTAGTAGGCGAAATGTCAGGCAGAGGGATGCCAAACGAAATGCCACAAGGCGAGATGCCAATGGCACCGCAAGAACAACCAATGATGCCACCTGAAGGGATGCAACAATGAAAGCCTGTGATTTTGTAGGGATACTATTCTTAGCACGAGATGTAACGCACTCTGTACATCTTAATACACGTAGCTATTCAAAGCATAAAGCACTACAAAGGTTTTACGAGAACATTATTGAGTTAGCAGATAACTTTGCTGAAGCCTATCAAGGCCGTCATGGTTTGATGGGACCAATTTCTTTGCAGTCAGCTAAAAAAACAACTAACATTATTGAATTTTTAGAAAATCAATTAGAAGAAATTGAAACAGACAGATATAAAGTGTGCGATGAAACAGATACTGCGATACAGAATCTGATTGACGAAATTGTAGCGCTTTACTTAGCAACGCTATATAAATTAAGGTTCTTAGCATGACCGTTTCAGTTACCCACTCTACTCCTGCAGACGGCACTTTTAGTGCTGCAGGCGCTACAGCGTGGAACGCTACCCACACCTTGTCAGGTGTAGGTACAATGGCGGAACAAAATGCTAATGCAGTTGCAATTACTGGCGGTACGATTACAGTCACTACTTTAACTGCAACAACAGGCATCAGCGGCGGGGTATTCTAATGAATAGCTTTTTTGGCGGTGCATTTTTTGCAGGTGGGTTTTTTCAGAGTATTATTACTGCAGGTCAACAACTATTGATCGAAATTAGATCATTTACACAAAGTAGGAGAATTTAAATGTCAGTTAACTTAAAAGCTATTACCACACGTCTAGGGTATCAGCAAATTACAGCACTTAGTACAGCTACAGGACTGACAGTTCCTTACGTTGACCTAAACGGGCTTAATTGCAGACCTTCTATTGCATTGATTACACCAGAAGGACAAGCTGTCCGTTGGCGCGATGATGATGTCAACCCTACAGCATCTGTAGGCATGCCACTAGCAGTAGGCGTTACATTACAGTACGATGGTGATTTGACTAAGATCAAATTTATTGAGCAAACAGCTAGTGCTAAAATTAATATCAGCTACTACGCATAGGGGTTAAAAAATGGATATTTCAAACGGTAATGGCGGTATTGATTCAGGAAAATTAGTAGATTATTTTACTAAACAATTCCTTAAAGACTTAGGCGAGATGGCAGTTTTAAAAGCTGAACTTGAAGCCCGTCAAGGTGCTTTGTCAGCAGTAGAAGATGCTAACAAGTTACGTGCAGATGCAGATGCTTATGCCGCAGCTAAGAAAGCTGAAGCTGACGACAATCTACTTGCAGCTAAACTTAAAAACGCTGAGTCAGACATTAGAAAGATTAATTTAGATAAAACTGTAGCTTCTTTTGAAGTAACAGCAAAAACAGTTAATGAAGATTTAGATGCTCGTGAAAAATCACTTTCTGGTAAACTAAAAAGCTTGACAGAATCAGAAGCAGCCGTAGCTAAAGCTAACGAAAAAGCAGAAGCACTACTAGCAACGCTTGAAGCTGATCGTGCTACATTAGATGCACGTATTAAAGCGTTCCAAGCAAAAGTAGCAGCTATAAACGTATAATAAAACTGTACTAGTGCAGTTCACTAGGGTTTCTAAGGAAACAAAATGAGTGAAAACCAAGAAGTAGAAGTAATAGCGGAAGTACCCGCGCCAGAGACAGAAGTTACGACAGCTCCTGAAACTGATGCACCAGCAGTAGAAGTGTCGGAAGAAAAGCCAGCAGAAGCCTCTAAAGTATTCTCACAAGAAGAACTAGATGCAGCCATTGGCAAACGCTTGGCAAGAGAACAACGTAAATGGGAAAGAGATCGTGCTGCTCAGGCTTCAACACCTGTAGCGCCTAAAGATGTCCCTGCGCCTGATCAGTTTGAATCAGTAGAAGCGTATGCCGAAGCATTGGCAGTACAAAAAGCTGAACAATTGATTGAGCAACGAGAACAACAAAGGCAACAGCATGAAATTTTAGAGTCCTACCACGATAAGGAAGAAGAAGCACGAGCAAAGTATGACGACTTCGAGCAAGTTGCATACAACCCTAGTGTTCCTATTACTCAAGTGATGGCTCAATCTATTCAAGCTTCAGATGTAGGTCCTGACCTGGCTTATTACCTAGGGACAAACATTAAAGAAGCTGAACGTATTGCTCGTTTAGCGCCAATCTTACAAGCAAAAGAAATTGGCAGACTTGAAGCAAAAATTGCTAACGAGCCTGTTACTAAGAAAACAACAAGCGCACCTGCGCCTATATCGCCTGTGACGGCTAAAGGTAGTGGTTCACCAGCGTATGACACGACAGACCCTAGGTCTGTAAAAACGATGTCTACATCTGATTGGATTGCGGCTGAAAGAGCTAGACAAGCAAAGGCATGGGAAGCGAAAAAAAACCGCTAACTTTTATATAAGGAAATATCATGTCAAATTCAATTTTAACCATTGATATGATCACTCGTAAAGCTTTAGAAATCCTAGAGAACAACCTTGTGATCACACGTAACGTGAATCGTCAGTACGATGATTCTTTTGCCGTAGAAGGCGCTAAAATTGGTTCTACTTTGCGTATCCGTTTACCAGATCGCGCTTTAGTAACTGACGGTGCAGCTCTACAAGTTCAAGATGACAACGAACAGTTCACAACATTGACTGTTGCGCAACAAAAACACATTGGCGTTAACTTCACGTCTGCTGAATTGACTATGCAATTAGATGACTTTGCAGAACGTGTATTAAAACCACGTATTTCACAATTGGCTTCTAGCGTTGATGCTGACGTTGCAAACGCATACAAAGCAATCTACAACTCAGTAGGTACACCAGGTACTACACCATCAACTTCATTGGTATTGTTGCAAGCTCAACAAAAACTAAACGAAGGTGCTGCTGTAATGTCACCACGTTACGCTACTGTTAACCCTGCTGCTAACGCTGGCTTGGTTGAAGGTATGAAAGGTTTGTTTAACCCAACTGACACAGTTTCACGTCAATTCAAAAACGGTATGATGGGTATGGGCGTATTAGGCTTTGAAGAAGTTAACATGTCTCAATCAATCAAACAACACACTACTGGTGCATGGGGTACAGCAATCACAGTTACTTCAACAATTACTGCTGAAGGTACAAGCTCTATCGGTTTGAGCTTCACAGGTTCAAGCAAAACATGGAACGTAGGCGACATTTTTACAATCGCTAACGTTTATGCAGTTAACCCACAAACACGTGAAACAACTGGTTCATTGCAACAATTCACAGTAACTGCTGCTGCAACAGGTTCTTCAACAACAACAGTTTCTGTTTCACCAGCAATCTATACTCCTAACAACGCATTGGCAACTGTAGACAGTTTCCCAGTAGCAGGCGCTGTAGTAACTATGTTCGGTGCAGCTTCAACACAATACGCACAAAACTTGGTTTACCATAAAGATGCAATCACTTTTGCAACTGCTGACTTGTTGTTACCACAAGGCGTAGACATGGCTTCACGTCAAGTACACAATGGCATCTCACTACGTGTTGTTCGTCAATATGACATCAACAATGATCGTTTGCCTTGCCGTATTGACGTTCTATATGGCTTTGCTACAATTCGTCCACAAATGGCTACCCGTATTTGGGGATAGTCTAGGTAAGCCCCACTTCGGTGGGGTTTCAACATTATATTAGTAAAGGAAATTATCATGGCTCTTCCAAATGGTGCAGGTGGTTATCAATTAGGTGACGGTAACTTAGGCGAACTTGTTTTAGGTTATCAAGCAGCTCCGTTATCTGTAGCAGCAACAGCTACATTAACAGCAGCTCAAGTTACAGCAGGTATTTTGTTAGTTGGTTCTGGCGCTACTGCTGCTCAAACATACACATTGCCTTCAGCAGCTTTAATTGAAGCAGTTGTTAGCTCAGCTAAAGTTGGTTCAACTTTTGATTTAAGCATTGTTAACTTAGGTACATCTTCAGGTACTGGCGCGTTAGCATTAGGTTCAGGTACAGGCTTTTCTGATGGCGGTAACGCTACAGTAGCTTTGGCAATTACATCAAGCGGTCTATTCCGTTTCCGTAAAACTGCTGAAAACGCTTACTCTGTATACCGCGTAGGTTAATGTAATAACTCCACCCTTCGGGGTGGATTTTTAATAAAGGAAATATTATGCCAAATACCAAACCAGTAGGCGTAGCCTATTCAGACCCTGAGCTATCAGGCGCTACAATTAATAATTCGCCAATTGGCGCAACAACACCTAGCACTATCATAGGTACGACTGTGTATTCTGCACTAGAAATTGGTTATTCAGCAGACGCACAAGGTTCAGCTACGCAAGCCGCCACTTCTGGCAAATCAACAGCAGTAACGTTAAATAAATCTGCAGGTCAAATTACAATGAACAATGCAGCATTGAACGCCAATACTAGCGTTTCATTTACATTAAACAACAGTATACTTAGCGCAAAAGACACTATTATTCTTAACATTGGTGGCGGTCAAACAACAGCAAACACCTACAATGCTTGGATTGATAGCTTAACTGCAGGTTCTGCGGTAGTAACATTACGTAACGTTAGCGGTGGTTCTTTATCAGAAGCTATCGTACTTAACTTTGCAATTATTCACAATGCACCATAAAAATAGGGGCTTCGGCCCTTATTTACAGGATAAAAAATGGCTATTACTTATTTAAAACATGAAATACACGGCACTAAAATTGCCTATATGGAAGCAGAAGTAGAAGCAGATGCACAAAACGGCTGGATAGAGTATAATCCTGATACGCCTGCTGAACCGACAGTAGTTGCGGCTCCCGTCAATGAACTGGAAGTTAAACGACGTAGAAAAGAATAAGGAGCCTTAATATGGCAACGGCTGGCGATCAAATTAATGGAGCGTTACGATTACTTGGCATTTTAGCCGAAGGCGAAACTCCATCTGCAGAAACATCACAAGATGCGTTAACTGCATTAAACCAAATGATAGATAGCTGGAATACAGAACGTCTAGCCGTATTCAGTACGCAAGACCAAGTGTTTTCATGGCCACCTAACGTATTATCAAGAACATTAGGCCCTACAGGTGATTTTGTAGGCAATCGTCCAATATTGCTAGAAGATTCAACTTACTTTAAAGACCCGTCAAACGGCATCTCTTTTGGTATCAAGTTTCTTAACCAACAACAATACAACGGTATTGCGGTTAAGACAGTAACATCTACTTACCCACAAGTTATTTGGGTAAACATGACATACCCCAACGTTGAAATGTACGTCTATCCAAAACCTACTAAGGTATTGGAATGGCATTTTGTATCTGTTGAAGAAATAACGCAACCAGCTACATTAGCGACAGAGTTGTTTTTCCCACCAGGCTACTTACGTGCGTTTAAATATAACTTAGCTTGCGAGATAGCACCTGAGTTTGGTGTAGAGCCTAGCGCACAAGTTTCACGCATTGCAATGGCATCTAAGCGTAACTTAAAACGTATCAACAATCCTGACGATATTATGAGCTTGCCTTACAGCATTGTTGGCACTCGTCAACGCTACAACATCTTTGCAGGTAACTATTAAGGATTAATATGACTTCAGTAACCATACTACAATTACCTGCAGCTACTTCTGCTACAGGCGCGGATAAAGTGCCTTTTGTGCAAAGTAGCGTAACTAAACAAATTTCCGTTGATGACTTATGTAAAAACAGGACTTTTGTTGCTCCCGCATTAGGTACTCCAGCTTCAGGTACTCTAACTAATTGTACAGGGCTACCCGTATCTACTGGCGTTTCAGGTTTAGGATCGGGTGTTGCAACATTCTTAGCAACGCCATCTAGCACCAATTTAGCCGCCGCTGTGACAGGTGAGACAGGTTCAGGCGCATTAGTGTTTGCTACTAGCCCTACGTTAGTTACGCCAATATTAGGTACTCCAGCTTCAGGTACGCTAACTAATTGTACGGGATTACCCGTATCTACGGGTGTTAGTGGATTAGGCACTAACGTTGCAACTTTTTTAGCAACGCCAACTTCAGCTAATTTAATTGCAGTTGTATCAGATGAGACAGGTTCAGGCGCATTAGTATTTGGAACTGCACCTACTTTAGCTAATCCAGACGTTACTGGTGGGTCTATTAACAACACTCCTATAGGCTCAACTACAGCAAATACAGGTAAATTTACTACGTTATCAATTAGCATTGTAACTAACACAGCCGCTACATATTCGGTATTAGCGACTGATCATACGATTATACAAACTACATCCGCATCAACATATACGCTTCCTACGCCATCTAGTTTTACAGGTAGACAACTTCATGTTGTCACTCAATTTGCAGGCGCTGTAATTTCAGCATCTTCAAATGTAGTACCTATTGCTGGCGGTTCAGCAGGTACAGCTATTTTAGCTGCTACAGCAGGTAAATGGGCTACATTAGTAAGTAATGGTACAAACTGGATTATTGTAGCGAGCAACTAATGAAATCACCAATCTTAGGTCAGTCTTATGTAGCACGAAGCGTTAATGCTGCGGATAACCGCATGATTAACCTATTCCCTGAAGCTACGCCTGAGAACGGCTTAGAGATAGGCTATCTTAATCGTGCGCCTGGGCTAACAACATTATGCACCGTAGGTACAGGCCCTATTAGAGGCTTGTGGGCGCATCAATCAAATGGTACAGATGCGTACTGCGTATCGGGTACAGGATTTTATCGCATTAATACAGACTACACATCACAATATATTGGTGAAGTGTTAGGCTCAGGCCCAGTCACATTTGCTGACAACGGTACACAGATATTTATTGCCGCTAATCCATTAGGTTACATTTACAACGAAGTAACAGATGTGTTTGCTAAGATTACCGATCCTGACTTCACAGGCGCAGGGACAGTATGCTATTTAGATGGTTACTTTGTCTACAACGAGCCTGACAGTCAAAAAATTTGGATTACTCAGCTTCTTGACGGCACGTCAGTAGACCCATTAGACTTTGCTAGTGCTGAAGGCTCACCTGACGGTGTAGTAGCCGTTAACACTATCCATCGTGAACTATGGGTGTTTGGTACAGATACAACTGAAGTGTGGTACGACTCAGGCGCAACAGACTTTCCGTTAATCCCTATTCAAGGCGCGTTTAACGAGACTGGCTGTATTGCCCCTTATTCTGTAGCCAAACTAGATAACTCTCTCTTTTGGTTAGGTAACGACCCTCGTGGGTTTGGCGTAGTGTTTAGGTCTAATGGTTACGCAGCGCAACGCGTATCAACACATGCAGTAGAGTATGCAATACAGAACTACGGCACTATATCAGACGCTGTAGCATACACATACCAACAAGAAGGGCATGCCTTCTATGTGATTAGTTTTCCTACCGCTAACGCCACATGGGTGTATGATGTAGCAACAGGATCATGGCATGAACGTGCTAGTTTAGTTAATGGCGAGTTTGCACGTCATCGTTCAAACTGTCAATGTAACTTCCAATCAACAACATTAGTTGGTGATTATGTAAATGGTAACATCTATAAATTTGATTTAGATGTGTATGCAGACAATGGCGAACCACAAAAATGGCTACGTTCTTGGAGAGCGTTACCTAGCGGTCAAAACAATTTAAAACGAACTGCACAACATAGCCTTCAATTAGAAGCTGAAACAGGGGTAGGTCTTAATGGCATAGACCCATTAGACCCACTAGAAGGATTATTAACTACTGAATCAGGAAGTTTTATTACTACTGAGTCAGGCGAAGATTTACTAGTAACTGTAGCTACAGTAGAAGGTGCAAACCCTCGCGTAATGTTACGATGGGCTGATGATGGCGGTCATACTTGGTCTAATGAACATTGGACTAGCATGGGGCGTATAGGCCAATATGGATATCGTACTATTTGGCGTCGTCTAGGAATGACACAAAAGCTACGTGATCGCGTGTATGAAGTGTCTGGAACTGATCCAGTTAAAATAGCTATTATGGGTGCGGAGTTAATCCTAAATGGCACAAACGCCTAACTACACCCGCATACCTGCGCCTAGAGTTTCGCTTGTAGACCCACAAACAGGTATTGTATCAAACGAATGGTTTAGATTTTTTAATAATATTTACGCAATTACGTACTCAGGAGCTAACACAACTACGCCAGGCACGTATGGTTCGGCAACAAATGTAGCACAAGTAACAATAGATTCATTTGGCGGTATTACAAGTATAAGTAATGTACCGATAGCCATTAATGCTAGTCAAGTAGTAACAGGTACGCTTAATGGATTAGGTTTTACTAATGGTACAATTAGCAGTTCTGCAATTAGCAGTTCTGCAATTAGTAGTTCTGCAATTAACAGTTCTACAATAGGTAGTGTAACACCTTCAACAGGAACGTTCACTACAGCTACTGCATCAAATTATGTAGGCATATCAGGGGGAGTGTTTTAATGGCTCAAACAGGTTTTACACCAATACAAATATATCGTAGCTCGACGGCTAGTGCTGCACCTACATCGGGCAACCTTGTCGCTGGTGAACTAGCTATTAATACGGCTGACGGCAAACTGTTCTACTTAGATAATCTTAACGCTGTTCAAGTGATTGGCTGGAAGCTAGTTCCTGTATCTGCAGGCGGCACAGGCACAACTACATCTACAGGCACAGGTAGTGTTGTATTAAGTGACAGCCCTACATTTACGACTGCAATTACATCTACTGGCGCATTGCAACTAACAGGTTCAGACACAGTTAATCAAAACATTGCTACAGCTCAAACCACAGGCTCACTAACAATTGGTGGTACAAGTGCTACAGGTGCAATTACAATTGGTCAATCTACAGGAACACAGACAGTCAATATTGCTACAGGAAACAATACGACAACTGCCAAATCGGTCAACATAGGCACGGGCGGTTCAGGTTCGTCAGCTACTACTATTGAAATTGGCACAGCTACAGGTGGCGCAACAACTGTTAGAGGTGGATTTACAACAGTTATAACAACACAAAGCAATGAAATAGGTTTAAGTCAAACTACAGGAACAATTAATATTGGTGGCTCGGCAGGAACAGGGGCAATTGCACTTGGTAGAAGCACAGGGGCGCAATCAGTATCTATTTCAGGCGGTGCAACCACTTCAGGCACTACAAAAACTGTAAGTATTGGAACAGGTGGGTTAGCAGGCTCAACAACCAATATTAATATGGGTGCTACGGCATCCGCAGTTACAGTAACGGTAAGAGGTCTTATTAACGTAAGAGTTTATACAGTAGCAACATTGCCAACAGGTATTGCAGGTTCAAGGGCTTTTGTATCAGATGCTTTAGCACCTGTATTTGGCTCAATCGTTGCTGGCGGTGGTGCAGTAAATGTTCCTGTATATTACGATGGCACTAATTGGAGAGTAGGATAATGGCATTATTAAAATCAGTAAACACAGTATTTGGCATTGATGCAACTTATTGGAACATCTTTTCTATTGCAGAAGATTTCAAAAACAAATCACTTGAAGTAGTTATTAACGGCTATGTAAGCAAAGAAGTGCGTGATGAGAATCACAATCCTGTTGCATGGCAAAACCTAGCATTCACAGGCGATGACTACATCAAAGATGCTACTCGTGAAGCCGTTTACTTAGCATTAAAGGCTAAAGACTTTTCTGACGCAAAGGACGCATAATGGCAACTTTAATCCCTAAATATGAATACACAGGTCAAACTACGGTTAACCGACCCATTAACGTCAAACTAGCTGAATCAGTTAGCGTAGAAGATTTTGATGGCGCAACAGATACTTTAAAAGTACAAGCTGCTTTTGATAGCGGTCTTTCTATTGTCTTTACTAAGAACTACAGCGTAGATACAGTAACAATATCTTCTATAGGTCAAACAATTGACTTTAATGGGTATAGTTTAATTGGAACTCGTGATACAGGTAGCGCTACAGCACAATTCGTTCTTGCCATTACAGGCAGAGAATTAACCTTATATAACGTAAACGTAAACGTAAACTTTAAAAACTATACTAGTGGCGTTAGATGGTATAGCGTAAGTTCTGGTGCGCCAGCACAATATAATAAAGTCTATGGCATGCGTATATCTAACGCTGTCAATGGATTAATTTACGGACAAGAAGTAGGATCAACGCCAGTAGACGCAGCTCAATCAGAAAATACTATTTACAGCTTAACCTTTAGGGCTGTTCAAATCTGTTTTACTGGAAATCAATCAAACGGGTTCTTAACTTTAGTGTCCCCTTCATTAGATTGCAATCCTTATGAATGGACTTCACAACCAGGCTATAACGCAACAACGTGGCAAACAGCAGCTTTATGTATTCAAAACCCAGCTAATGCTTTAACAATAATTGGGGGTGAAATACTAAAGACAAGCACCCAATTAGGTTACGGCGTATCAGGAAATAGTTTTTTATTGTCGGGCGTAGCAATAGAAATTGCTTGCGCTAACTTTTATCTTGATGGCGGTGGCGTTACAATTAGAGATACGTTTAACTTCTACATGGCTTCTGATTCAGCGAACATAATTACATTGGCTACTACAATAGACGGAACTAACGCTAGACCAATTGTATTAGATAACTGCAACATTGAACGAGGTAATAACGTAGGTTCTTACTCAGGTAACACATTGGTAAAAGGTACAACTACAACACCTATAGTCATTTATTTTAACAACTGTAAAATTAATAACTGGAGTGCGATTAAACTTATAAACAGTAGTGCAGCTCAAGTTGGCGCACTACAAGTATCAAATGCTATTGGACGATTCACTAACACATACACTATAAACTATGATAATTCTGGTGTTTTAACTAGCACAGAGGTTTTAGCAAATTCAAACGCTATAAGTTTTACTACTGTTGCTTCTGCTTCAACAATAGAAACTTGGAACGCAGGGAACGTAATGTATATTTCAGGTACGACTGCGATTAATACAATTAACCCGCCATATCAATCTTTTAGAGGAAGTCTAACGTTTATCCCAACAGGTATTTTTACTACGACAACCGCAGGTAACGTTAAAATAGCTTCAACAGCCGTTGTAGGAAAAGCACTTACAATGATATATGATGGCACTTTTTGGTATCCGAGCTACTAACTATGAAAAAACTAATAGCATTATTGTCAAACCCACGCATCCCTGTACCGCTTGATAAGCAAGCGCACTTTAATTCAGGCGGTATCTTGGCGCTTATATCATACTTTTTTATTGGATACTACGCTTTATTGCTAGTAACGGTAGTAGCTTTTGCAAAAGAGTGGTATGATTATCAGCATCCAACAATCCATACTTGCGATTTTTATGATTGGTTAGCCACGGTACTAGGCGCTGTTGTTACGTTAGGAGTTATATATGTCTGTTAGTTTATCACCGTTAGGCGGCGCTGGGTGGCAGTTTTTTAATGACAATGGTGTCCCATTAGCAGGTGGGTTATTGTACACCTATCTAGCAGGGACAACAACGCCTGCGCCAACGTATACTTCATCAACAGGTTTAACCGCAAACGCAAATCCTATCGTGCTAAACGCAGCAGGTAGACCGCCATACGAGATATGGCTAGATGGTATTAATTCATACAAGCTAGTATTAAAGACATCGACAGGCACTCAAATTTGGGTGATGGATAACATCACAGGTTTACCTGCCGCTAGATCACAAAACTATATTACAGCAACAGCAGGTCAGACCGCGTTTACAGTAGGCTTTACTTACACGCCAGGCAATAACAGTCTAAACGTGTTGGTTAACGGTAGCAAACAAGTTGTATCGTTAAACTACACAGAGACTAATACAACGACGGTTACGTTCTTATTTGGCCTTAACGTAGGCGACATAGTGGAATTTATCCAGTAATGACACAGCAATTAGTTACATCGATGCAGGAAAAAGCGGTAGATTTATTGTATGAGTCAGTTAAAGATAGATTAAGTATAGATAGGCAACAGTTTAAAGATGTGCTAAAAGATTGGGATCTTGTAGAGTTAATGCAAGGTGACGACTTAATTGGCGTTGTAATGATTAAAGGTAACGAGCTTCATGTTAGTTTTAAGGGCGTACCAAAAAGTTCTATACGCAGACATATTAAAGCAACAATGGGCGAAGTGATGAAGAAGTACGGCTATGTAGTGACTTTAGTATCAAAGGGTAATGATAAAGGGTTAGATTTTTGTAAACGCTTTGGATATTACATTACAGGCGAAGATTCAGATAAAATATACATGCGATGCGACAGGAGTAATTATGTTCGGTAATCAATTTAAATTTAGTAGTTTAATGCGTCATCCAGGGTACAACGACCCAGTTACCGCTACAATTGCTACTGTAGGTGGAAGCTTACTTGGCGGGGCAATGAGTTCAGGTGCCGCAGAAGATGCTGCAGATACGCAAGCCGCGGCAGCCAATCGTGCAGCGGACCTTGAATATAAAATGTTTAAAGAGAATCAGGCTGCACAAAAGCCGTTTCTTGAAGCTGGATATAAAGGTCAAAACAGACTACTAGACTTGTTAGGTCTTAGCGCTAACACAGGTGCGGCAGGATATGGCTCAATGGCTAGGAACTTTAGCTTGTCAGATTTTGAACAAGACCCTGGCTATGCGTTCCGTTTGTCAGAAGGAACTAAAGCGCTTGATCGTACTGCAGCGTCACGCGGTGGCTTGTTGTCTGGCGCTGCGTTAAAAGGCATCACACGTTACGGTCAAGACTTGGCCTCACAAGAATATACAAACGCGTACAATCGCTATCAGACTAATCGTTCAAACATCTTAAACCCGCTACAAAGTCTTTCTGGTCAAGGCCAGACGACAGCTAATACGCTAGGTACAGCAGGTCAAAACTATGCAACTAACGCAGGTAACGCGTACATGAACGCAGGTAATGCTGCTGCGTCAGGTTACGTGGGTAGCGCTAATGCGTGGAACCAAGCACTTGGCGGTGCAACTAATATTTATCAGCAAAATCAATTGATGAACCGAATATTCCCTAGTGCAAGTGCATCACCTTATACAAGCGCTTCTAATTTTGAGTCGCGAATGGGACTTCCACAAACAGGGTATAATAGACCTTATTAAGGATTAAATCATGCCTATAGATTCAAGTATCGCTTTAGGAGTTAAACCAGTTCAGATTGAGTCTCCACTCAATCAGATGGCTAACGTATACGCTTTGCAAAATGCACAGCAATCTAATCAGCTTAATCAATTAAATTTGGGAGAAGCCCAGCGTAAGATTGAAGATCGCAATCGTTTACGTTCAACACTAGGTGGATTTGCGTCAGATATGTCTGTAGACCAACAAGTAAACGCATTAGCTAGAGGTGGGTTCTTAGATGAAGCTAAAGCTTTGGCTGAATCATCAGCTAAAGTTAGTAAAGATAAACGAGAAGCTGAAAAAGCGGCATCAGACCTTAAAGCTAACAGCATTAAGTTCCACCGCGATTTATTGCCTACGGTTAGAGATCAAGCCTCTTATGAACAATGGGGTATGAACGCAATTAAAGACATCCCTGAACTAGGTAAAATGTTACCTGCGCAGTATGATCCTGCGCTTATTCCGCAACTAGCTATGTCTGCGGATAAATATATTGAAGCTAACAAGCCTCAAATATTGCAACAAAACTTAGGCGGTAAAGCTAATATTGTAAGCGTAAATCCATATACAGGAAAACAAGAAATAGTAAGCTCTTCTGCAATGTCTTTAGCGCCAGGTGAACAGCAAAGACTTGCAAATGAAAATAAACGCATAGACCTTGAACGTCAACGTATTGCTAACGATCAAAACCCAAACATTGTGGCATCTACGCTAACTGATGAAGCAGGTAATGTAACGCAATATAATAAATTTGGCACGTTAATAGGAACTAAACCAAACGTAGGTAAGCCTAGCGCACAGTTTACTAAGACTAAAGCCGCTAAACAACAACTATCTCAAGATTTAGATTTAGCAATTAAAGAACTAGAAAATGCAACGAAAAAAGGTGGCCTAATTGAAACGGCTACTGGAAGTGGCGCAGGCGCACTTCGAGATATAGGCGCAGGATTTTTTGGTACTACTACAGAAGGTGCTGAAGCCCTTGGTGCATTACGCCCAATCTACGATAAAGTGCTTAAAATGGTACCTAGATTTGAAGGTCCTCAATCTGATAAAGATACTGCGTCATATAACCTTGCAGCAGGTGATTTAGGTAACGCAGCAGCGCCTACAGGTAAAAAACTTGCGGCAGCTAAAACAATACTTCGTTTAATGAAAGACCGTAAAGCGCAATTTTTAACCCGCGATATGGCTGAAGGTGGCACACCATCTGGTGATGGCGTAGATTCATCTAACCCGTTATTAAAGTAATAGGATAAATTATGGCCGCTACACTTGCTGACGTATTAAAAGACCCTAACTATGTCAACGCTAACGCGGCGACTAAAGCAGCTATCTTTGATAAATTTTCTGCTAACGATTCAAACTATACTAACGCAAATGATGCAACTAAACTAGCTATCCGCACTAAATTTGGGGTACAAGCACCAACACTAACTCCTGTGGCACCTGTAGCGCCTGTTGCGCCCGCCGCAGATGCAATCCCTAAGCGTGATTTAATTAAAGAGTATGGCTATCCTGCATTAGAAGCAACTTTAGGTACTGTAGGTAGTATCGTAGGTGGCGCAGGCGGGACTGTATTAGGTGGGCCAATTGTAGGTACTGCGGCAGGTGGATTAGCTGGCGGTGGATTAGGCTACGCAGCCGCTAAAGAAATTGAAAAGCTATATGAAGAACAAAAGGGAACACGTAAGCCTGTTGGTTTAACTGAAGGTTTATCCGATGCGGCTAAAAATGTATTAACTGGCGCAGCATACGAGGCGGGGGGCAGAATAATTTTACCGCCAGTTGCTAAAGCAGCGGGCTGGGTATGGGATAGAGCGTCAGGTAAACTTATTCAAATTAAAGCAGGTAAGATTGTACAAGAACTTGCTGGACCTAACTTAGAGGCAATTAAAGCCGCCGCATCTTCAGCACCTAAAAACTTAACAGCAGGGCAAGCTATTGCAGGCGTAGACGCTGCACCATTACAAGCGCTTGGTGCAAAAGCCGTAGAACTTAAACCTTACGTTTATGGCCCTGTTGAAAAAGCCCAACAAGAAGAAGCAAAAAATATGCTTCGCGGATTAGCTAAAGGTGGTACAGCTACAGAAGCTAAAATTGCACAATCCGAAGCTAAAAACGCGCTTAACGCTAATTTGATTCCTACGCTTACTACTGAACTTAACGCCGCTAACATTGCAGGTCAAGAGTTACCAAGACTGCAAGGTGAAGCTAATAGGTTTGGTCAAGCTGCAACTAATAAAGTTGAAGATGTACGCCGTTTTACAGCGGCAAGCGAACGTGCAGGCGAACGCGCTGCTAATACAGTACCTGTGTTAGGCCAACCTCGTGTACCAGGCAGATATACGTACATGGGCGATTTAGAAAAGCAAGCTGAAAAAGTAGCTGCTAATGCCGCTGAAGGATCATTAGCGTTTGGCGAAGCGTCACGCTTTGCACAACAAGCCGCAGATAGTCTCGCATCGCATGGTTTAAAACCACTCAAGTCAGACGCAATAGTTTCAGCAATTGCTAGAAAATCATCAGACCCTGAATTTGCAGGTAACGATATTATTGAAGGCGCGTTAAAAAATGTTGCGGATGACATTGCTAAATGGACTAGTAAAGGCGGCGTCATTGACGCATGGGCTTTAGATAGCATCCGTAAAAATTCAGTTAACGCCGCAGTCCGAAAATTAAACCCAAGCATGGATCAAACGCAGCAAAAGAATTTAGCTGCCGAAGTGATTACGCAAATTAAGCCTGTTATCATTAACGCTATTGAAAGTGCTGGCGGTACAGGCTATGGTAAATATTTATCTGATTACGCTGTAGGTCGACAAGCAATTGCACAAACTAAACTTGGCGCTAAAGCAATGCAGTTATTTAAAGATTCGCCAGATAAGTTTATTAACTTAGTTGAAGGTAACTCACCTGAAGTTGTAGAAAAAGTTTTTGGTAAAGGTAGCTACAATATTGCTAAAGAAATGAGCGCACAAGCGTATGATACACTTCGTAATGTAGCAACAGGTGTGTCTAGGTCAAAAGAAATGGCTGAACAAGCTAGTAGAGGTGCGGGCATGTTTAGAGAAGTTTTAGGTGAAAATTTAAGAGGGTATGATATTCCTAATATTCTTGACCCTAAAGTAGCTGTAGCTAATAAATCTATCAATATATTACGCAGTAAAGTGAATAAAAAAACCGCGGATATGCTGTATGAAGGCATGCGTTCAGGCCAATCATTAAATACTTTGCTTAATACGCTTCCTACTGCGCAACGTAATGCGATATATCAAGCTATGCAAAAAGACCCAGCATTACAATCCCTTGTATCACAATCAGTAAACGCATTAGCACAATAGGACTTTATCATGGACGATCAAACAACGCGACTGAATAGAATTGAAGAGAAGCTAGATAAGGTAGGCGAGGCAATCATCTCTTTAGCACGTATGGAAGAACGCATGATTACCTTATTCAGACGCATGGATAACTATGATCAGAACCAAAACGCAATCGAAGGTAGAGTAAATAAGATTGAAGTTGCACACGCAGGTAGCGCATGGGTTGAGCGTATCGTATGGTTGATCGTGGGTGGCCTTGTGATGGGGACTATCTATTTTGGTAAATAGCCGTAATCTGTCAGACTTGCATCCTAGAGTTAAAACGCTATGTGAGCGATTCATATTTTCATGTGCAAAGCAAAATATTGACGTTATCATCACGTCAACCTATCGTGACGCTGAAAGCCAAACAGCACTCTACAATCAAGGGCGCACAACCCCAGGTAAGATAGTCACTAACGCTAAGGCAGGTCAGTCGTTTCATAATTGGCGCGTAGCGTTTGACTTCTGTCCGATTGTCAACGGTAAATGTCAATGGGATAACAAAGCTTTATTTACTGCTTGCGGGATCATCGCAGAAGAGCTAGGCTTGGAATGGGCTGGCAGATGGACTGGCAAGTTTAAAGAATTAGCGCATTGTCAATACACAGGCGGATTAACTTTACAAGACTTCCAATCAGGTAAAACACTATGAAGCGTTGGTATAAATCTAAGGTCCTGTGGTTTAACTTTATTATTGGTGTAGGAGCAGCATGTGAAGCGTCTCTTAATATTGTGCAAGGCTATTTTGATCCTCGTGTATATTTCGCTATTGTTGCCCTTGTGTCTGGCGTTAATATGGCTCTACGTGTTATATCTACAACTAAGCTCACCAAATGAATCTATTGATACTATATTGGAAACAGATCGCCGTGGCCTGCGCTATCTTAGGCGCTGGTTTACTGGGTTACTATCAAGGCTATGCAGGCGAAAAGGCAAAGTTTGATGCGTTCAAGCTAGAATTAAGCGTACGTACTGAAGCCTTGCAACAAAAGAATAATGCAATTGTCACCGAACAGAAACAAATTACTTCTAATGTAACGAAGGAATATGCAAATGCTGTCAAGAAACTTAATGCTTACTACGCTGCTCACCCTA